AATTTCGTTCTCAAATTCTTGGTTCAATTCGTCTTCAATCTCTTGATCTAGCTCGTCAATGCCTAAAGAATCTGAATTATTTTGATTGTTGTTAGGTGTATTTGAACTTTGATTTGTGTTCTGTGAAGAATTGCCCTGTGCAAAAAGATCTGGTTGAGATTCTAGATCTAGAGATCTTCGGGTTTTCTTTTCTCGCGACATTCTGCGATAGATCTTATCAATATCACCATGTCCAAGGCCATAAGCGATATCCTGATCTGTAGCCCAAAGATTTTTCTTATGAAGTTCGAGAGCTTTCGCTTCTTTGTATGGATCCATTTGAGGCATTCCAAATCCTAGCCACTGCGAACCTAGATAGGCCATTTGCGTTAGCGGATCTTCAAAGAATCCTGGAAGATCTATTCTACGCCTAGCAACTGCTTCCATAATTACTTCTTTATAAATTGGTTTATGCAATTTTTTAACATACCACTTACGAAAATTCATGAATAATCGCCAAGCTTCAACTTGAGCTGCTCGTGATGCTGAGTAGGAAGATTGAAATTGTTTGGCAAGAACTTCGTATGGAATTCCAGTTGCCATTCCCATGCGTTTCAGTGCGCCATTCATGAAGGAATCGTATAAATTTTCAGAAAGTCCAGGATTTACTATTTGAACATCTTCATCGTCTGCCATATGATAGACAGCGCCTGGACCCAATTCGTAATTTATTAAATTTCTTTTTGATGCGTCTAAATATTCATCTTCATCTAACGCTTTATTATGCTTAATAAAAACAGTGAGCATCTGAGAAATCACTTGTTTGGCGAGTGCTGCTTCGGAAAACCTGGATGATTGTTTTGCTTCTTCAAAAACTGGATAAAGGAAAGGCAAACCTCGCCTTTGACCGATTTTTTCGGAACGAAAAATATGAAGGAGATTCGGTCTGCCTGTTTTATCGCCGAAAGCAGGAATTCTTGCCCAAGTTGGTTGCAAATTTCTTACTACTTCGACAGCTTCGTCTATAATATGATATGCGATGATTTCTCCATGACGATTTGTTTCAATTCCGCCTGCAATTGCATTAGAATCGCCTAAATTATTGGGATTTTGGAGCCGCGAAGACGAAATTAATGCTATTTTGAGTCCGAATGGAGATCCTGGACGTTGAACAAAAGGGAGAGTAGCAATCGTCTCGCCTGTGTTAGCAAAATTTAAAAATCCTAATTCTTCGATTTCGGAAAAATGGAGCCTTCGTTGGAAGTCACATTCAACGGAATCTGAGAATAGATCCCATTGCATTTCAACTTGATCTTCCAATTCATCGATATCTGTGTCAGAGAATGCATATTTTTTTTTCAAAAAATCGCGATTCATTGTCGCCTGTAGCTCTAATCCGCCTGCTGTTACGCCCTGAGTTAGAGTTTTGATTACACCATGTGATGCGGCATCATTGTTATACAGATCATTTGCACGCTCTCTAAGTTTTTTAAGATTAGGAAGAATTTCTCGGTCAGTTGAACGCTCTTCTGTATACCAATTTTTATATGAATTTTTGGATGAGGCTGCTTTATAGGCACCATTTGGAAGATTTTGGAATGCTGTCAAATTATCATTAGCCGATGATGCAATCTGCGATTTATATTTAAGTTGCTGAAATTCTAGCTCGGATTTCTGTCTTCGAATTGCAGATTGCAGTTGCCTGTTGGATAATTTTGATGTTGGAATATTTGGATCTAGTGACATTGTTACCAATCCGTAGGCGTTATATTCCCGATTTTGGATCGAGAATAGCCAAGAATTTTGAGTCGTTTAATTTTATATTTATTCAGAGTCTCCTGGAGCCAGGACGCGTCTTGCCGCTTAACTTTTTGTTTTACACCATCGTTATCATATTCGTATTCTGCGCCTGTGATTGCCGCATCCAAAGCGGATTCGAGAAGTGTAATACGTCTCTCTATAGATTCTAGTGTGTCCAAGCCAGCCATTGAACGTAGGTCAATGTCTAGCTTATTTTGTCGAGAAGTTTTTTAAATATCTACTTGGGAAGATTTGCCCGGCTTGGGTCTGAATGATTTCTTCGGTTGCAAGGGGTCATTCTTGTTAGTTGGAGCAGTTTCAACAGGTTTTTCGGGTATCTTATTATCAATGGGGATAGGATCTGGTAGATAACCTAATTGCAATTCAATAGCTCGCCATCGATTCTCACGCCAATCATCGACTCCTCGCGTCAATGCAACAGCTCGACTCATGGTTGCTAGATCAAGCCCTTCGTTTCTGCGGAATTTAACAAATTTTAATTTATTGCCTTCATAGATCATGTTCTCTCCCAGCATTTGTCGAACGAACTCTTCATCCATATTCGCAGGAAGATGAACATATCCATCCGGGAAGGATCCATCTTCCCTTGGTTCGAGTGCGATCCAACCATAGAACTCTTCTTTAAGAATCGTTGTGGAGAAGTATACCCTTTTGGTAGATTGAGATTTGTTTTTATGCTTACCTTGGGTTGTCTTAGGCATAGAAATAGGTAAGGACAAATTGTCCCTTCCCATTAAGGGGACTACTTTTGACAATGGATAATCTTTACACCATCGCAAAACGGTTGACGTGCGATAACTAGCATCCACCCCTAAGACTGAGATTGGAATATTGATACCTAAAGGATGCTTCCAGTCTAAATAGAGTAAGTTGGCTAAGTTTTTCCAAGAATCGCAGGTAAGATCGTCAGTTTCTCCGTACCAAGCAAACTTTTCTATAACCCAGGATTCATTCTTTCTTCCCCAACCTCTTACAATAACCTCAATGCGATCTTTCTGTATATCTGCGGAAGCGGTAAGAAATAGACACCTTTGGGAAGGAATTGTTCCGAGCTTCCAGGATTCTCTTCTATCGAATACTTTCTGCCAATCTGGAGTGTTGCTCATGCCTTCGTATTCCAAGCCTAACATCGTATTTACGAAGTTTTTCATTTTCGATGGATCTTTAAGTGCATCGAGATATTTATGGACGATATCAGACCAAGATTCCCAACCCAACGGAGAATAGAGCGCATTGATATGGAAGCCAATTTTCAGATTAGAAGCATTTTCGGGCTTGAGTGGAATCCATGCGCCTGCTTCAAGAAGAGCAGTTTTCTGAGATTCATAAATTTTGCCCTTGCAGGATTCACATTCATAATGCGCTGTTCCTGGATAATTGATAACTCTTCCTGTTTCAGTCTCTTCTTTATGCCAATTCAATTGCTCAAATCGTAAATGTTGCTTATGATTGCAGTGAGGACATGCTATGTGATAGTGATTTTGATCCGTTTCAGCAAATAACTTGGATATGTTGGAAAAATTCTTAAGAGTTGGTGTGCTTTCATAGTAGATTTTCTTCGAATTTCCATATGTTTTGGTTCGAGCCAATGCGAGTTCGATTGCATTTCCCTGATTTTTTAGATCAGTTTTATAGTCATCGATTTCCGTCATGTGGATGAATCGAACTGCAAAAGATTTAAGTTTTGCGATAGATTGGGAAGAGACAATTCTTAGAGAGCCATTAATGAATTTACGGAAGGTTGTTTTTTCTTTTTTTGATTTTGCCTTCGTAGACATCAACTTGGATGCAACGGAAGGAGTGGATTCCAGCATAGGAATGACTCGCAGTTCTGCGGATTCCTTCGCAAGATCATCTGTCGAATAGATCTGCATTATATCGTTGGGTTCGATATCAATGAGATAGGAGATCCACGTATTCCCTGTTTCGGTACCACCAACTTGGGAGGATTTTTTAAATATGACTTCTTGGTAAGGATTGGTTATAGAAAGGCATTCGAGAATTTTCCGCATATACGGAGTTCTCGAAAATCTTAATGGACCTTCTTCTTTGGATCCAGAATTTTTTCGAAGAATACGATTCTGTTCGCCCCACTGCCATGCAAAAATTCTTGGCACTGGACGGATTGCGGATGCAAGCGTCCCTGTTAGATGATCCCTTGCCTCTTCATAGCTTACTGGCATGGGAAAAATCCTCCAAGATTCGTGTAACTTCTGTATTCCAAAGATCTGAAGATAGGCGTTCTAGATCTTGGATTGTAATTGATGCAATAATGGTTTTGAGATGCTCTTCTGGAATTTTACCAGTTATAGATTTTAAAATATGATTTTGAAGAGCTCCTGCCCAAAGCGGAATCACTCGTGGAAATATCTGAAATGTGTTATCTCTTAGGAGTCGAGTTGCCTTGAAGAGAATTTCTTCAACGATTTGAATCTCGACTACTTTGCGTTCGGCAAGATCGTTCTGTAATTTCTTCTGTCTTGTCTGTTCTGCGAGATAAAGTTTGCGCGCTTCGGTTAATGTTATCTTGGGTTTGGATTGAATGATATCTTGTAATTTGCTTGGATTTTGTTGCGAGGAACTATCGTTGAAATTATCATCTTCCTGATTTGAAGAAGACCGGTCCTTAGACGAATCCCTATTCTCTTCGAAGGCGATCTTCTGAGAGTGGAATTCAATCTTGCCCTTATGCTCTCCTTCGGTGCATTCCTGGATTCGCTCTTCTCGAATTGCTTTAATCACTGTATTACGAGCGATTTTGAGCCTTCGTGCGAATTCGGATTTCGAAATAAATTCTTCCGATATCTGTTCGGGTTTAGGTTCCGATTTGATTTTAGATTTTTTGGAACTCATTGAAGATTATGAATTGGCGTTCAACTCGTTCGGAAGTTTTTCTTCCGAAATATTTTCTTGAGGTGCAAAATTCTCTAACCTATCAATCGACTCTATTGGATCAAGAGGTGGATCGGAAAGTGAATGAATTCACGAATGAATATTGATTCAGTTTGATTGCGTGACTTGGAATGATATACCAATTTACGATTTTCTGCAAGATTGAGTCGGAATGCCTTCCGTATCTCTAGTTTTTCGGATTTGTTCGACATGTGCCTTAGTCAATGTCTAGCTTGTTTTGTCGAACAAAATTTAATGAATTAGGATTGAGCAGGTTGAGCAGTCAATAAATTTCAAAACTTACAGCCATGTCGAACAAAAAGCAATAAAATCAAGGGTTTTGAAGCAATTCGTCGAACAAAGCTTAGATTGTCGAACAATAAGAAAATTCAGACTGTAACCCCAAAATTTTCATAGGCA